GGTGCAAAACCGGGAATGATCTATGCATCAGGCTTCGGGCAACTGATTGAGGGAGATAAGGGTCTTGATATAGTAGTGGCACATGCACAAACTAGATATCCTGAATGGCAGGAGAGAGGCGATAGTGCTTCTGCTCCAGTTGGAACTCATATAGATATTCCAGCGGATGCTGTTGAGGAGAGAAATGGAAGATATAGATTACCAAATGGTAACTATGTTGAAAAGACTGCATACTTTTATGTACTAGCAATAGTAGGTAAAGAGTTAAAACCAGCGGTTATTCCAATGAGATCGTCTAATCTTACTCCAGCTAGAGAGTTAAACAATCTGATTAAGAATTTAAGATTCACAGATTCAGAAGGCTCTTTTAATCCTGCAACATATTCAGCGGTTTATAAATTAAACACGATGGGTAAAACAGCGGGAAGTAAAAGCTGGCATGTCTATAAACCATCAAGAGTAAGAAATCTTGATGTTGCTAATAAGGATGATGCATCTATTTATGAGGTAGCAGCACAACTTCAGAAATCAGTTTCTAAAGGAGTGGCTAAACCAAAATACGATCAAGGTCAACCTAAACAGGACATAGTCTAATTCCCTTATGGGATACTTGCAAGAAGGGCGGCTAAGCGAGAGTGGATCCGCCCTTATAAAAACTATATGAAAGAATTTGCACAATATTTTAATGGATTAGAAAGAGACTTTGGTTTTTGTAACGTTGAGAATGGTTATATTGAACCTGAAAGTGGTAAATTAAAATTTGAACCAGGTGATTATGGTTGGGCTAAACGTCCTATTACTATTAAAGATTACGAAGATCATTTAGGTGGAAGAAAAGCAATTGGAATTCAAGCGTGTGATGATAACTCTCAAGCTAGTTTTGGAGCAATAGATATTGATCCTAAAGATTATAAAAATTTTGATCTTCAAAAATATTTAAAAGTTATCGACCAAAAAAATTTACCTGTTATTCCAATAGAGTCTAAGAGTGGAGGCCTACATATTTACGTCTTTACTAAAGACAAAGTTCCTACCACCTTAATAAGAGAGTTCTTATCAAATTTATTATTTTTATTTAAACTTCCACACAACACAGAAATTTTTCCTAAACAAACAACACTAGGTATGAATCAAAATAATGAAAAAACTTCTGGGAGTTTTATAAATCTTCCTTATTACAAAAGTATTGAAAGACGGGCCTATAAACCTGATGGTACCAAGATGGATCTTGCTGAATTTATAAAAGTAGTTGGTCTAAATCTTCAAACTAAAACTAGTTTAAAAGATATAAGTGTAAAAAAAATAAATGAAATTATAACAGGTGGGCCAGAGGAATTTAATGACGGGCCACCATGTCTTCAAATGATATGTAAAGAGATTGAGGAAAGCGGAAAAAAATTAAAAGATGAAAGAGATAGATTTTTATATAACTATATGGTGTTTGCGAAAAAGAAATTTGCAGAAGTTTGGGAAAAGAAAGTATTAGAAGCAGCTAGAAAATATATTGAATACGATGATGTGTGGGGAGATAGCAAAGTAAATGAAAAAATAAAATATTGGAAGAATGAAACTAAAGGATTTAAATGTAGTGACCTACCTATTTCATCTTATTGTGCAAAGGGAACTTGTTTAAGAAGAAAGTATGGCATAGGTAGTCATCGGAGCACCACGTGGCCAGAATTATCTGGGTTAATAAGAATTAATTATAAACCCGAGCCAGAATTTATGGTCAATGTAAATTTAGAAAGTGGGAAAGTTAAACAAGTACATGCAAAACATATTAAAAAGATTGCTGAAATGAAAGAAATGAGAGCTTTAATTGCAGAACAAACTTCAGTGTTTCCACCTATAATTAAAAATCAAGAGTATCAAGTAATTTTAGATGGTCTGTGGGCTAACATGGAAAACTTAAAACCTGTAGCAGGGACTAATCCAATTGATATGTTAAAAAAATATGTCATTGATTATGTAAATGGACCGCAGGCTACTACTTTTGCTGCGTTTAAAAGTGGAGCTGTTCTAAAGGATGAAGAATTTTATTACTTTGATTATGATAAATTTTATGAAGAGATAAGAAGAAATGAATGGAGTAAAGATAGATCACGTACAGGTACGATGATCAAACAATTTTTTAAAGGAGACTTTGATTGCCAAAAAAGATTTCCCAAAAAAGAAAACGAGAAATCTTTCCCACCATTACGGGTTTTAAAACTACCAATAACTGATTTGGAAAAAGAAGAAATTCCAGATGAGAAAATAAAAATAGAAGATAAGGAGAATATAGTATGACAACACCAGTGCCAAGTGTATCTGTATGTATGCCTGCATACGATACCATGCAAGTAGCGACGTGTTTATCATTAATTAAATTAATGGATAAATTTACAGCAGCTAAAATAAAATCAACTATTAATACTTTTAAATGTCCGTATGTGGGATATGGAAGAAACGTATTAACTGCAATGTTTTTAGAATCGGGAATGGATTATCAATTATTTATTGATGCTGATATGGAATTTGAACCAGGGATTGTAGGAAGAATGATTGTAGCTCAGAAAGATGCCATCTGTGTTCCTTACAGAAAAAAAACTCAAGATCAATCTGTAAAATTTTCTGTGGAATTTAAAGATCATCAAGATATCAATGTTGATAATAAAGGATTAGTTGAATTAATAAGAGGCCCTGCGGGTATGACTTTAATTCATAGACGTGTTTATGAACGATTAATGAAAGACTTACCTCATTTAAAAATAAAACAAAAAGAAATAATATCACAGGAAGCAAATAATTATTTTTATAATTTCTGGGATACTACGTTTGATAAAGATGGAATGTGGTGGGGAGAGGATGTTCACTTCTGTAATTTAATTAAAGGAGCAGGTTTTAAATTATATGGTGTAGCCGATGGAGAAACCACTCATCATGGTTATTTTGGATGGAATGGTAAATTAATTGATTCATTTAAAAAAGCCAATGGAAAAGATAAATAAAATATACGGACCTCCAGGTACAGGTAAAACGTTTAGACTTCTTAGGAGAGTTAAAGCTTACATTAGAACTGGAACACCTTATCATAAGATAGGTTACTTTGCGTTTACAAAAAAGGCTGCAGGGGAAGCAAGAAACAGAATAGGTGTATCTGACAAAAAAGTTCCATATTTTCAAACTCTACATGCTTTTTGTTATCATTTAATTGGATTAACTGATGAACAAGTTATGCAACCATATCACTACGAAGAACTTGGTAAAAAATTAAACATTCGTGTAAACTTTTCTGATAAATATAATGAGGAAGAAACTCATTTTCTTACATGTGATAATCCATATTTTCAATTAATAGGAAGAGCAATTAATAGAGGAATTAGTATACGTGAAGAGTTTGATAGAAATGAGCACGATAAAAAAGAAATAGATTGGGATGTGTTAAAACATATAGCACTTAATTTAGAAGAATTTAAAAAAAAGAATTCTATTTTAGATTTTAATGACATGATTGAAATGATTATAAATATTTCACCTGAGAAGATGCCTTCTTTTAAAGCTATTTTTATTGATGAAGCACAAGACTTATCACCTTTGCAATGGAAACTTTATGATAAATTAAAAAACCATTGTGAACAAATCTATTTAGCTGGTGATGATGATCAAGCTATCTTCGCCTGGGCCGGAGCTGATGTTAATAGATTTATTAATGAGCCTGCCAAAGAACGTGTTTTAAGATACTCACGTAGAATATCAAGAGCCGTGCAACAGGAATCACAAATACCAGTGAATCGTATAGCAGGCATCAGGAAACATAAAGAATATCTTCCAAGAGCGCAAGAGGGTCTTGCGTCTACAATTAGTAATTTAGGTCAACTAGATCTTACCAAGGGGAAATGGCTTATTCTTACTAGAACTAAAAGTAATCTTTTGGAAATTATGAAAGAACTAAAAAAGAAAAATTTATATTATCAAAGTAATAAAGGAAAAAGTTTTAAGGTAGGATTACATAATGCTGCTGTTGCTTATACTAAATGGACAATAGAAGGAGTATTAGAATCCAAAGAAATAAATGAAGTAAGAGAATATATTCCTAATGGAAAGTGGAACGCTAAGATTCCCTGGTATGATATTTTTGTAGCTGACCAAAAAGAAATTTTATATTTAAGAAATTTATTAAGTACAGGGGAAAAATTAAATGAACGATCACGAATTTGGTTATCTACTATTCATGCTTCAAAAGGTGGAGAAGAGGATAATGTAATTTTATCTTTACATCAAGGAAGAAAAGTTCAAAAGGGAATTAGATTAAGTATTGACAAACAAGATGAAGAGAATAGAGTGTGGTATGTTGGCATCACGAGAGCAAGAAATAATTTATATAAACTAAAAAGTAAAAAGAAATTAAAGGAGTATCAGCTATGACACATAAAGATGATTGGGAAAAAATATTTCCTCAAGATAAACAAATTGGAGGATCTCATTATAAAAAATTTAAAATTCAGCCTTATGAATTTATTTCTAAAAATAATCTTTCTTTCTTTCAAGGGAACGTTGTAAAATATGTTTGCAGGTATTTATTTAAAAATAAAATAGAAGACTTAGAAAAAATAATTCATTACTGTGAATTAGAAATTAAAAAAATGAAAGATACTAAATGATATTACCGGCTACTGAATGGGTTGCACACACTGAATATCCAGACTTAAGATCTCATGATGAAATAGCAATTGACTTAGAGACCCGAGATACAGAATTAAAATCTCGAGGATCAGGTGCAGTTGTAGGACGTGGGGAAGTTGTAGGAATAGCTGTAGCCACTTATAATGACAGTTGGTATTTTCCTATTGCTCATGGGGAAGGACCGAACATGGATAGAGTTAAAACTTTAGAGTGGTTTAAAGATATTCTTGAATGTCCTGCTACAAAAATATTTCATAATGCCATGTACGATGTATGTTGGATTCGTAATTTAGGTTTAAAAATCAATGGTTTAATCGTTGATACTATGATTGCTTCTTCTTTGTTAGATGAAAACAGATTCTCTTACACGTTAAATACTTTATCTTGGCATTTTTTAAATGAAGGAAAAAATGAAAGAGCATTAAATGAAGCTGCTAAAGCTAGAGGTATTGATCCTAAAAAAGATATGTGGATGCTACCTGCTCAAGAGGTAGGTGCTTATGCAGAGAAAGATGCTACCTTAACTTTTAAGTTATGGCAACACGTTAAAAAATTATTAATTGAAAATGATCTGCAGGATATATTTAATCTGGAGACAGATCTTTTCCCTTGTCTTGTGGATATGAGATTTCTTGGAGTGAGAGTGGACGTTCAAAGAGCGAATGAATTAAAAAAAGAATTAACCAGAAAAGAAGAACGCCTAATACACCAAGTGCAAATAGAAACAGGAATAGATACTCAAATATGGGCAGCCAGATCGATTGCCAAAGTTTTTCAAAAATTAAAACTACCTTACGAGCGTACAACAAAAACTGATTCTCCTTCATTTACAAAAAATTTTCTTTCTAATCATAAACATCCAATAGTTAAGATGATAGCAGAGGCAAGAAAAATTAACAAGGTCAATACTACTTTTATAGATACTATTTTAAATTTTGAACATAGAGGTAGAATCCACGCAGAAATAAATCAGATAAGATCTGACGATGGAGGAACAGTGACAGGTAGATTTTCTTACCAAAATCCAAACCTACAACAAATTCCTTCTAGAGATCCAGATACTGGACCATTAATTAGATCTTTATTTATTCCGGAAGAAGGATGCCAGTGGGGTTGTTTTGATTACTCGCAACAGGAACCAAGACTTGTAGCACACTATGCTTTAAAATTTGGTTTACCATCGGTAAATACTATCGCTGATTCATATGAAAGTGATGCTTCAACAGACTTTCATAGAATTGTTGCTGATATGGCTGACATTCCTCGATCTCAAGCTAAAACAATTAATCTTGGATTGTTCTATGGAATGGGTAAAGCAAAGCTTCAAGCGGAATTAGGTGTAACTAAATCTAAAGCTGAAGAACTTTTTGATAGATATCATTCTAAAGTTCCATTTGTAAAACAATTAATGAATAAGATTATGAACGCAGGTTCAACTAAAGGTCAGATTAAAACTTTATTAGGGAGACGATGTAGATTTCCTAAATATGAGCCAATCTTACGTGGCAGTGATTGGGGAAAATACGTACCAGCTGAAGATCAAGAGAGAATGTTAGAACTTCAAGAGATGGGAGAATTTTTAAAAGACGATGAAGGAGAATTAATAAAAGATACAGATGGAAATCCTAAAAAAAATTATTGGCATAACAATCCTACACGTAGAGCTTTTACATACAAAGCTTTAAATAAATTAATACAAGGTAGTGCGGCAGATATGACTAAGAAAGCAATGTTAGATTTATATAAAGAAGGCATTCTTCCCCACATTCAAATACATGATGAATTAGATATTTCAGTTGATGGTAATCAAGAAAAAATAAAAGAAATAATGGAAAACGCAGTTGACTTAGAGTTACCTAATAAAGTAGACTGCGAACTTGGACCAAACTGGGGTACAATAAAATAGGAGGACATAATGATTAAAAAATACATAGATCAATTTATGGTCTGGCAATTACATAACCGAAGAGAAATGGTTTATTTTGTGGCAGGCGTAATAATTGGTGCACTAATATTATAATGAAAAGCCATGGCTTATTTAAATGCGAATATACCTGTGACTTATGCACAGATCAGAAGAGAGTATCTTTATGATCTTAAGGCCCATCATGGAGAAGTGGAAGACTGTATTATATTCGCCATGGCTTCGATTACAGGGCGTCCCATTCTTTTCCATGCAATTATGGAGAACGGTGCTATTTTCTATCGTCTTCCGATATCTGCGTTTATTCAAAGAGGGTTTGAAGCAAAAGAAGTACCTACACGTAGACTTGATGAGTTGGAGTTATGGAACTGTTTTAGTTATTATCCTGCTGTCACTTCTTTCGATATCTTAGACGGACAATCTGGAAAATACTTTGGTAAAGACAAAAAAGTTCATCCAGGAAAATATTTATTTACTGTTGACTGGGCACACCCAGAGAGTAATATAGTAGATACTGATCATTCAGAAATACCGCACGAACATAAGTGCGCACACATACTTGCCTTAGATGATGGTAATTATGCAGCACAACCTAACAACAGAATAATTTGGGATATACCTTCTTTCACAGTAAAAGATGAAATTCCAGATTGGAAAGTGCAAACATCTGAATGGAATGTTGAGGATAGTAGAGCTTGGCGTACTGAAGACACAGACAAGTTCTTCTATGAAATAGAGGAGAAAAAAAAATGATTAAGAAAATTGTAATATGGGTTTTGTATTAAATGAATACAATCCATCAAAAAAATGTCCGCATTGTGGACATGTTCACGGAGAGGATTATGTTGAGCATACTCATGAAGATGGTGTTACTCACGCTCATGAGAATGGAGACATTCCTCATACACATAAGGAGGACAATATGATTAAGAAATTAATTAACAAAGTGTT